TTTTCGTACCAGATCGGATCAACGCCGGCCCCAGCGTCAACCGTTGTGGTCTGGCCCGGCAGCGTGACTTTCATCGCATCCCAACCAAATCCGCTAACGTCACAGGACGGCGCTCATCAAACACAATACGGCCGCCAGGAGTTACAAGTTGATCTAAGTTGTTCCAGCTTGGCGCGGTCGGAGGAGCCCACTGGCTTTCGTTGGAAAAGCTGCGGTGCAGTGGTGTTTTCCAATAGTCCGGGAAATGCAATTGACCGTCGTTCGCATTTACGGCGGTCATCGCCTTTGGGTTCTGCTGCTGCAATCCCTGATAAAATCCCCGCATATCGTAATCCTGCGGTGCTGTGGCATCCGGGTTAAAAGGAACACGGTTGTCCTGCACCCACTGGCGGAAAGCCATTTCACCAAGCTGGCCCAGCGGCGTGTTGTAGGTCGGTGCCGGCTCTCGGCCCGCAAGCACCGGATTAAGTCCGAGCGAAGCTAAGCTCATGCTATCTGGCATCGCTAAACCCCGTTCATCGAAGCACGTCCGCTTTCATGTCGGCGCCCATCAGCGCGAACGGCGCAGCCGACGACATATCGAACCGCCAGCGCACACCCTGCGGATCGTCAACCGTGCCCCAGATCGAGGAGCGCACGCGCCCCGCCGTGAGCGCCTGCCGACCAACCTTCAACACGCGCGGGTTGCTCCACGTCTGGCCGCCATCGCGCGAAATCGAAACCTCGATATCCGGCGCGGTCTGATCCGGGTCGCTCCCCGTCGCGATGCCAACGCCCTTGGTGAGATACAATTCGATCTCGTTGACGCGGATCGGCGCGGGGAACGCACCAGCCGGACCAGTTTCAATCCGCTGCCGCAGCGGGTCGCCAACCTCGTCCTGTGTCGTCATGTCGATCTGCAACAAATCGCCCGTTTTCAGATCGCCACACAGCCACGTGTCGAATGCCTTCACCGGGAAGCAGGCGCGCCAATACTTGACGAGATAGCTTTCGCGCTCATGCCACGTTTGTTCGCCAACGTCATAGATCCAGCACCACGCCACACCCTGCACCGCGACGAATGACCGGCCGCCAGAAATGAAAGCGGAAACGCGAATGGCCGTCTTGTCCGTCTCGGCTTCAATCTTCCGGTCGAGATCATCCGGCGAAATCTTCACCGTAGCATAGCCGTTCAAGGTATGAACGCCGAAGTCATCCCCGACGAAGAACAGCCCCTTGCCGAAACCGTCCTCATGCCCTGCGATGGCATACGCGCCGATGATGCCGCGCGGGATGGTGGCGATGTAATTCCACGGATAAGCCGTGTCGTTCTGCCCGCCCCATGCCTCTATCGACGATGAACCGCAGAGCAGGATTTGCCCGTTACCGAGCGGAATGGGGCGCAATAGCCCATCCGGCTTGCTTTCAGCCGTCGCTACGTCGTTCGTGTTGATGTCCGTCGTGTTGATGCCCGACGTGCGCGACTTGCCGTCGCCATACGTGAACGCGAAGAAGCCGCGATGAAACACGACCGAGTTAGGCTGCCCAACGTCGGCGTCGGGATAATCGCTCACCGCGCCTGACGCGATGATGAATGCACCGTCGCCCGGCGCAACTATCACGATATCAGCGGTTGGCTGCTTGTTGTTGTGCGCCATGAACACGCCAACCGTGCCCGGCACTGTTCCGGTCATAGCGGTGACAACCCCGCCGCTCGTCACCGAGTACGCGATATTATCCACCACGACGTAGAGCAGCGAACCAACGACAAGCGCGCCACGGAAATTACTCCCCGTAATCGCCTTGAACAGCTTGAGCCCCGGAGCCCGCCAATAGGCATACTTCTGCCCGGCCGTGCTGCTCAGCTTCTCCATATACGTATTGACCAGCCGCCCGCCCGCCGCTTGCGGGTGCCGTCCCGGTGCGGTGATCAGGGGGAGAGGAATGGCGGCCATGGCTAGAAGTATTCGCCGGCCGCTGGCGCGTAGGTGAGCGTTTCAGCCGACAGATATCGAAGCCGGTTTTCGTGCTGTTCAACTGCCGCTAGATCGACCGGCGCATTACTGAACTTCGCCGCCGAATGAACGGCGACCAGCCGCGCTATGGTCTGAAAGAAATTGTCGGGGATTGCGTTACGATCCCCGACGTAAACGATGGTCGCAACCTCAGCCAAGACAGGATCGATATTACCGTTGATGATGTCGTACTCGATCTGGCCCAAAGCTTCGCCGGGAACGGCTCGGCCAAGGATGCCAGCGACTTCATAGACGAGGTTATCGGCTGTCTTGGTCATGAGAGGTTAGACCACGTAGGCGATGACGATATCAGCCGAACCGGCCGAAGCGCCGGCCGTTGAAACCACCTTGGCCTGAGCTTTGGTATCGCCAGAAACAGCCATCGACACGGCTTCGTCCAGCGGGACGAATGCGATAGCCCCCAGTGCGAGCACCGTGCCCCACAGGTTCGTGCCGCTGTCGGTTGAGGGGCCAACGTCGAGGGTGTTGGTCGTGCCGCCATTAAAGGCGATGTTGACCTGAACGCCGGACAGCACCTTGAGGATCACTGCGCCGTCCGGCAGCGTGCCGATATCGACGGTCTTGCCGTCGTCGAGGTAAGTGATGGTCTTGCGTAGAAACTGCACAACACCGTAACCGATGTCCTGCGCTGCCGCGTTATTGTTGAGGGTGCCAGTCATGGCGGTTTCCTTCTCTGAAAATGGAAAAGAGGAGCCGAAGCTCCCCCGGATGGATTAGTCGGCCGCCGAAGCGAAGAACCCGGTAGCAACGCCCCACTGCACCAGCTTGGTGTTGCTCTGAGATTTAGAGAACATCTTGCCGACGCCGTAAGCCGCCTCGATACCGACGCCCTTGATCATCCCGTAATCGTCTTCCTTACGGAACGTCGGGCGCGCCATCTGGCCGATGGCCATGTAGGCCGCCTGCTGGCCGCAGAGGAACACAGGCTCGACGCGAGCGGACGAAGCGCCAGCCGTCAGGAGAGAGGTCCAGACATTGGTGACGAACGCGGAGATTTCCGGCACTTCCCGGACGATCACGCCGTCATAAATCTGGTCGCCATCCTGAAACAGCGGGTTGTTGGAAACGCCATTCCCCTCACGCGGGCGCGCATCCTTGTTGATGGTCTGAAGACTGAGCTTCAGATCACGGAAGGAGTTCGTGCCGGCGAAGGCAACGAAATACTCCCGGCCATCACCCAGCTTATAAGGCCGGATTTTCGGGTTGGCATTGCGCGCGATACGCTTGAGCAGCGACAGGTTTGTTGCTGTGAAGGTATCGGCCGTGGTGTCCAGCGTCGCCAATGCCGTCGAATGCGTCGCATTGTAGTTTGTCGTTGCGGCGCCATACAAAACACGGTCGGAGTTGTCCGCGTTCCAGGTATTGCGCTGGGCCGCTGTCGCATCCTCGTAGCGAATGCCGTTGACGGTATCACCGTCATCCGAACCGAGGTTTGCGGGCGGGGATTCAGACGGCAGCGACATGAACGCCGCAATCAGTTCATCCCGCTTGGCCTCATTCATCCAGTCCGAAAGCAGCGGCTTGGCCTCTCCGAAGATGTCAGCCGAATCCTTGTGCTGATCTGCTTTCGTGGTGGCGACGGCGTTGCGCTTCCAGTCAATGTAGGCGCGCTGACCGTAGTTGTCGATCTTCTCTTCGTTGCCGACGAGAGTGCCGACACCCTTGCCCTTGCCCTGCAAGCGGCGCACGAGCGGAATATTCATCTGCTCGCCGCCATTCACACCTTCAAGATCGGTGCGGATGCGGATGATCGCGTTCAAGCTCTCGCTCTGATAGGGCGAGAACGCATTGCCGCGAACCCACTCGCGGTTGATTTCAGTCGTGTACTTGACGAGCTTGTTGTTGCTCGAAACATTCGTGACGGCCATTGTCGTTTTCCTTTCGCGCCGTCATCCGCTCAACAAAAAGCCCGCCAGAGGCGGGCTGCTTTGATTGATGTGCGGACTTCTAGCGCATTGACGCCGCCAGCAGAGACGCGTTGCTCATGTCGCCCGACTCTTCCGAGCCTGCACGGGCACCAGGAGCGCGCCTTAGATTTGGCGGCACATTGATGATGTTGTTGCCTTGCGCTTGAGGGTTATTATGGCCTTGCACGGCGCCTTGGATCTTCTGCAACACCTCGGCCGCAAATTTCGGATCGGATGATAGCCGCTCATCGAGCGTCTTGCCGAACCAAGCCTGCGGGTCGTTGCCGATCTGACTGTAGACGGTGCTTTTCTGATGCTCCGCGACAATTTCCCCGTATGGGTCCATCGACTGCATCGCCCGCTGATAGATCGATGCGCGTGCCGGGTCATTCATTTGCATGCCCTGCACGATCCAATCGTAAGCGGCCTTCACCTTTTCGGCCCCATGCTCCCGGACGGCCTCGCGCTGCGAATAGAACTCTCGCAACTGTCCGATCTGGTTCTGGATGGGGTCGATTGCCTGCCGAACACCGTGCTGCAAAAACCCATCAGGGTTTTCGAACACGTCGGGAGCTTTTGGCTGCTCCTGCTGCGGTAATTGCGAGCGAATCTGCTGCAATTCACGCTGCCATTGCGCCTGCGATTCCTGGAAACGACGTTCAATCGCTTCCCTTGCCTCGCGCTCCTCGCGCAACCGCCCCGATGGGACAAATCCCTGCGGCGGCTGTTGAGACTGTGCCGGGTCTACATGCTCCGCAGGCTGTTCAGCCTGTTGCGCCGCAAAGCGTCCCTGCTCGTCTCTCAACTGTCCGGCGTCCTGCTGGTCAGCGGGAGGCGTTGCCACCTCTTGCGTCACGACAGGCTCATCAGTCATTGCAGAATCTAGAAGGTCTCCGTTGTTCAGTTCCATGTTTCCTCAAGCCGGCGTTTCGTGCCGAGACGTGTGCCGACATATCGCCGTCAGCGTGCGTGACCGTCCCTGTTTCGTCGGGTGCGTTACGAACTCTGCGGGCGATTAGCGAATTGCTCTGCCCGTTGATCCCTGTCAGCCGCCTGCTGGGCGTGGCTCGCCATCATCTCGATTGGGGCCATGGCGGTCTGCGTTTCGATGTGGCGTGACTGAGCGCGCTTGTGCTCAGCGCTCGCATTTGTCTCGTTGATGTCGGCTATGGCCTGCGCGTTCTGGATGTCAGGCGGCAGTTCATATGCCTGCGGTTTCTGCGGCGCGCCCATATCGGGCATGCCGGTTTCCCGGGCCTTCGCCATATTCAGCGCGGCCTTGGATTGTGTTTCCTGTACGTCCGCTTCCTTGCCAGCCACTTCGGCCATCGCGGCGCGCTGCTGCATTGGGTCGGGCGGTCGCGGTTTGGATGCGTCACGGAACTTCTTCTTAGCTTGCGATTCCAACGACGACGCGTCGATTAGCAACCCGACTGCGGCCTGAGCCTGCGGCGGGGTTAGCATCGGCGCCACAGCCGGGAGAACCTGCTGCAACGTCTCGTAAAGGTCCGCCTGCGCGTTGACCTGATCCGCACCCTCATCAAGGATGATATCAACGTCGAGTGAGCCCAGCGCATTAACCATCGTGGGGAAGCCGGTCTGCGGATCAATCCCCACGCCGTTAATCTGAATGAACTGCTGCAATTCCTCGCTATCCGTCACGCGGATATATCGCGGGGCTTGCCAATACTTCTGCACCGCATTGAAGATTGCGCGGTAAACTCGGATTTTCCAGCCACGCCAGCCGAGGATATATGGCCCAAGCTCAGCCATCCCAGCCTGTTGTAGCAACTGGATGGCGCGGCCCGACGTGTTGGTCATGTCACCAATAAGCGCCTGGTTCGGCCCGAACCGATCAATCTCCTGCTTGTCCTCCTCAAGCATTTTGGCGAGGCCGGCGAAATCAAAGGACTGGTCGTCGGTTTTAATGCCGTCGTTCACGGTTTTCCCGTTAACGACAACCACACCATCGGCTCGCGCGGCCTCAGTTCGCGTCCGCTCGATATTGTCAACAGCCCCCTTGGTGACAAACAACCGCTTCGACGCAAGCATGTGGTTCATCTTGGAGTGCTTGAAGTTCAGCGAGTCTTGCGTGAACTTCATATTCCGCACGAAGCCGTACCGATCGCCATCGTGATCCACATTGCACGCGAACATGATGTAGCGGCAGATCGTCTTCTTCTTCTCGTCGAAGAAATACGAATCCCCCTCCATCAGGATCGTGTCGCCGGTGAACATGGCCCAGCACCACTTGCCGCCCTTGTTTTTGTACCAGATCTCCACAATGCGAATGAGACGCTTGCCGCCTTCGAACGAAAACCACTTGCGCTCCCGATCCGGCAAGCTGGTCAGTTCGGTGCTGTCAGAACCGGTGCCGCGTATCTGCTCGGCGTGATCCGGGAACAAATCGACGGCGGTATCAGTGTCAAACCACTTTCCCTCGCCCATGTACCCGGCGTCGGAAAAGTCAGCACGGTAGGAGCGCGGGTCATAGAAGAATGAATCCGGCTCAACCAGATCAAAACCGATCTCCGGGTCGCCTTCATCGCCCTGGGTTAACTCAAGTGAAATCCCGCCGATGCCATCAATAGCTGCATCGCGGCTACATTCCGGCGAAACCGCTTTCCATTGCTGCTCATCCAGCACATAGCGCAAGACAGCCGTCGCCAGATCGGCGCCATCCTCTTGCTTCGGGGTACGCGGATAAGCCTTCGGGTCTTGCCGCAAGCGCTCAAGCAGACCAATCGTACCGTCAATCTTACGATTGATCCGGTTCCTGATCTGCGGCGGTTGCCGGCGCTTTTCCAGAACCTTGTATTGCTTCTGCGTGAGTTGAGCGCCGTGATAATAGCGGCGCGATTCCTTCTGTTCCTCGATCTCATCAGCCTTGGAGACGAGATAGTCCAGATATGCGCGCTTGCACCTCTCCAGCGGCCAATAGTCTGCTTTAGGCGCGGCTGCGCTGCCCGTCGAGACTGTCGCCGGGGTTGCCGCATAACCGGATGATGGGGTCATTTAGTACGTAACCCATTCATTGTCTGTACGATCAGCCTCATATGCGCTATAGCCCGACCGATTAGACGGCTTTTCTTGTTCCGGCTTTTTCTCGCCCGCAACCATTTGATCAAGCAACTGTCCAACCAAGCCCAAGGCATCCACCTGATCGTCATGCTTGCCCGCAGGGAAGCTCAGCAGTTCGGCCCGCAAATCGGGATACCAAGATGCGCCAATCGGAACGTAAAGCCCTTCCAGCGCCATCCTGCCGCGAATGGACTGTGCTCTAACGGCCTTGTCGCCCCGCGTCGGGAATTGATCACGCACCACGTAGGCTTTGCGCTCACGTTGCCTGCGATCCAGAAACGGCCCGACGCCAGACTTGATTTGTCCCTGTTCCTCGGCCCAGCCGATTGGCTTCCATTGTTTAACCAGATCGCAGAACGCCTCAACCCAAACATCGGACGCAGCCTGCTTGCGCCATAGGTCCAGCAAATACATGCGGCCTTCAGGATCGAGCCCGACAACCGCGTGAACCGTGTAATCGCCGCCGTCCGCTGTCACCGCGTAGTCCGATCCGCCGTAAACACGCAACGTCTTGAGGTCTGGCGCTTTCTCGTATGGTCGCAGCCAATCAGCCTTAAAGTAATCGCCTTCCTCGGGCGCAGGCTGCTGCTGGTAGAGCGCCGACCAGAACCGAGCCTGTGTGTTTTTCCTGATCCGCTCTAGCGTCTCTATCGGGTACGCATCCGGCCAAAGCGCTTCACCGGCATCGTTGATGGCAGGAAGGTCCACAACCTCCCATCGGTCGCCGCCAGCTGCCTGCTGCGCCAGCAAACGCCCGCAAAGGTCATCCTCGTGCATCCGGTGATTGATGACGACAATCGAGCCGCCCGGCATCAACCGGTTGTAAGCCGTTCCGGTGTACCAATCCCAAACGTTCTTGCGCGTCAGTTCCGATAGCGCGTCTTGCATCGATGCATACGGATCATCGATAAGAATGCAGTCGCCGCCACGACCAAGAACAGAACCACCAATGCCGAGCGCATAGTAAATTCCGCCAGCCGACGTGTGCCACTTACCCTTGGCTTGGCTGTCCTCCGATAGCCTGGTATCGAAGATTGCCCGATATTCTGGGCTACTGATTGTATTTCTGACCGCACGCCCAAAGTCGGATGCTAACCCTTCCGTTGCCGAGACAGACAGAAACTGCTTGTGCGGCTGTCGTCCAAGGAACCACGCCGGGAGCCTGATCGACGCCAACTCCGACTTACCGTGCCTTGGCGGCACAAGCAGCATCAACCGGTCAACCTCGCCCCTCGCGACCCGCTCCAACTGCTCAGCAATGATCCGATGGTGCTTGGCCGTGCGGTATCGCGGGAACGTATACTCAGTGAATGCGATCAGGCTCGCTTCCGCGTCCTTCCGCCTCAGAAGCTCGGTCGCGATCTGGTGCGGAGTCACGGAGGAAGGCGACCAGTTCGTCTCTGGTCCAATCCGTGGCATCTCGTTTATCGTCAATGGTCACCGTTGATTCTTGCGCCGGCTTACCGTCCAAACGGTCAGCAATCGCGTTGATCGCAGGTAGTGCGGCGATGTCGGGCTTTTGCGCCAAATCAATCAGATTGCGCGCGATGGCTCGCAGCGCCTTATGGTCGGCGCCGGCCGCCGCAATCTCCATACGAAGCGCTTCGGCAAACGGTTTATCCTTGCCCTTGTTGGTGCCTGAACGGCCCTTAACGCCTGCCATTTTGAAAATACTCAAGTTTTTGGAATGGCGCGGTAATCATCCCCATCCCCTCAAAAAAACCGGGTCAGAACTTGCCGGCGATATCGTCGAGCAAGGAGTGACAGGCGCTCAGGATGGACTCAGCCTCGGTGATATGACCGCGTAGCCCGCCGCCAGATACCGGAGTGCAAGGCTTGCCGCTGGCTTGGCTATTGCCTTCGATCTTGTCGCGAAGATTCCCCATCTTGTCGAAGAGAGCCTGCAGACCGCGCGCAACACAGCTAGCGCGCTCGGTCATGCCGAGTTCAGGCTTGATCTGACCGCATGCGATGCCTCCGAGCACCTGACCATGCAAGGCATTCCCCTTCACCACATCCATCGGATCACCAATGTAGGTATGCATGTCCTATCCCTCAAAACAAAACCCCGCCTGTCGGGGCGGGGTGTGTGGTTCGACATCACCTTGAGCACCAGCCCAACTAATTGATGCGATTCAATTTTAGTGCGTATGGCGATGGTTTGATCACCACCCTTGGCATCACCTGTGCGGGGCGTGGCCGGAATCAAAAGCGCCCGTAAAGCTGAGCCTCCGGGCGCAATTGCGTATCATCTATTTCGCACGGGAACTGATTTGCAGCGATCTGTCAATACCGAAAAACGTTACCAGCTTATCGAGGCCACTTTTCAACACCTTCAGCGTTTCAAAATCTGCCACTGGCCTATCAAGGATGACGTGCTCTTTGACAGCGCGCGGCGCTCGATTGCCCGCCTCGCCGCACGCCTCAAATGCGCGGCGGCCTCGCTCCTTGATTTGCTCCGCTTCCTCCGATGTTATTTCCCGGCCATTAGCGCCCCGCTGGTTCGTTAAATCTATCGCCCGTGGGTGCGGACTCTCCGCGTCGTAAACCGCACGTAGCGCCGCCGCTAGGCGAGCGTATGCCTCTCCAGCTTCCTTCTGCGCTGGCGTGATGCCACCACGTAGCATCAACCGCCCAAATTCGGATTCGGCATCGCTCATCTCGCGAAACTTCACCGGCACTGTCCGGCGATGCGGCTGAGCCGCGACTTGCGCCTTCGGATTAACGTAAGTTTGCGCCAACCGACCACTCGGCTTGCGTCGTCCTGATTTGCGCGGTCGTCCGACCATGATTTGCTTTGCCCCTCGCTTGAACTGGATCAACTCCCGCGACCACACCACGCCACGCACAGGTCAAGCCGGCTCTGTCTTGACCATTATGCCGATAGCACTGCCCGCCGATACGCCCTTAGCAATTTCAAGGATTGCATCAGCGTTTGCCTCAGCAGCGCGCGCCAGAGCCTCAATCGCCGTCATGCGCTCCCGATCAAGGTTAGATATCGTGCAGTTGCTGATATGGATCGACTTATCGATAGTCGGTGCCGCAGTAGTTTTAGCCTTTGGTGATTTAGTCATCGTTGCCCCTTTCTGGTTTAAGCTCACTCACACTCCCGCGACCAACGGATGCCGGGTCGGGTCACGCGTAGATGTCCTCTACCGGGTCATCCAGTCCGGCCTTGGTGTCGTGGATGGCGTCGAGCGGATCGTCCACGCTCCGGCGCACGGCGGTGATCGTCGCTCCCGGCATCGCGTTCTTGACCCTCGCCAGATCAGGGTACGCGGCAAGGATGCGGCCGATCTCGTCGAGCGTGTAGATCGTGACCTTGCGCCCTTCCGCGATGACGTGGCGTGCACTGGCGTCGTCCGGCACGATGGCGATGACGTAGGCCGCGCGCTCCGGCTCGTCAGACATTCCCGGATCGGTGACGGCCACCTCCCACACCTGCGGGTGCAGCGGCTGCTTGCCTGCGGCGGTCGCCGCCTTGTCGAGCGCCAGCCATGCCGTCGTCATCCGGTTGGCCTCGCGGCGGACCTGCTCAAGGTCGCCATGCCAAACAGCCTGGTTGAGCAGGTAGCGTTGTCGGTCGAACTTCTCGCGAAGCTCGGCGCTTACCAGAAGCCGCAGCCGATCAGCGCCCCACTTCGCCTCCATCTCGGCGGCCGTCTCGTCGGCGCCGTCGAGGTAAGCGCGCCCCGAAATGTACGTGCCATTCGAGCGCGCCCATGAGCGTTCGTCCGACATGGGACGGACCGTCGTGTCGCCGGCGATGATGTCTTTGGTGCGGGCCATGATCATCGCTCGCAAGCTGCGCGCCCTGAGGCGCAGCAGCTATATTTATATACGCGCTGTGCAGTGCTGCTGTGCATCAGTGATTTCAAACACTTGCATATGGGTTGTGTGCTTCTGTGCAGCTTCGGTGCATCTGCTGTGCATAATGATTTCAATGACATAGAGACCCCTTCTGTGCGTGCTGTGCATACTCAATCGATACTTCCGATGACTTCCAGACCGGCCGGACGGCCACGTGACACGCGGTCTCGCATGGCGACGACACGCAATCGCATCCACTCGTCGAGCATCGTTCCTACTTCTTTGGCTGGTACTTCGAACTGCTTTGAAAGGTTGTAGACCGCGAACCTGCCCTCTCGTTTCGATTGAGAGTTTGGCGACATTGGCAACCCTGCATCCCATGCTTCGCGCAATGCGTTGAGCATCCGTCTGGCAATATGCTTGTCGATTTTCGACCCTGCTTTACCTGCTGTGATGAACCTTCCGTTCTCCAGCTCTACCGTCATCGGTTCCGGCGGCTCCCCGGACCTCAATTCAAAATGCACCTTCCGTGACTTGGTCTCTTCACCGGTGCGGAAAATTACAATCGCGCTGTCGTAGTACCCGCGCAGCGCGCCGGCACCACGGATCGCCACAAATGGATCGCGAGCCATATCCTCGGCTGACGCTTTGCGGGCATGGTGCACCATGACGATGCAAGCGGCCGGGTTGACCTCTTGCCGGATGGCTTCAATCCGGCTCGTGAGGAACCGCATCAATTGCGTGCTGTCGTTCTCGTTCTCCTGGTCGAACACGTTCGCCATGGGATCGATCGCTATGATGTCTGGCGGATCATCGGGAAACGCCGCCTTGATCGTTTCGACGGCGGTTTTGACGCCACCTTCGTTCAGGATCATGTGGAAGCGTTCCGACACGATCAGGTTGGTTGCCAGTAGCGCCTTTTCGTCCGGCGACAACAATTTGAACTCACGCGCGCGTTTGCGGAGCAGCTTCCGGTTCATTTCGGCTTGGAGATAGAACACCCGGAGCGGCCGGGTGCACTTGAAGGTGTCCATCAGGAAGCTGGCACCAGTTGCGGCCGCAACGAGCATTTCCTGCAACAGGAACGATTTCTGAGCCTTGGGCGGCCCTGCGATCAGCACGAACATGCCGGGACCGGCAAAGCCCGGCTCGATATAATCCGGCTCCTCGACGACTTCCTCAGTGAGTAGGGTAACGAAGTCCGTTGTTTTGATGATGCCGTCCTGCACCGCCGGCTTGGGTAGCGCCGGCGCGTCTGGCGTCCGCTCTGCCTCCTGCCACCCCACGGCCTCCGGCTTGACGCCGATCTGCTCGCACAGCCAGAACGCAGCCGCCTTGGCGTCTGGCGCGCCGCCGTGCTCGATCACGATATCAACCGGCGTCCGCTTGCCTTGCCTCGCGTCCCCCATGTCGTGAACGCCGAAGTCCACGATACCGGTTGGTGCGATTGACAGATCCTCTTCGAGGTTGCGGCCAAGCTCTTTCGATGAGATGCGCCACGCACCGGTGCCGGTCTGAAAATGCGCCGCGCTACCGAACACGGCTGGCACCCAGGCTCCGGTGTTACGGAGCGCCAGATCGTTGGCTTGACGGAAGAAGTTCGAGCGATCAGCGGCCGGCTTCGCCGCGTTGAGCGAGGCCGCGAGTTTTGGGGTCGCTGGCGCTGCAGGCGCGGCCACTGGTGCGGCCGTCGCAGGGAATGCGGCAGATAGTGCCGCCATGGTGTAACGGCTCTGGCCGGGCTCCCTGAGCGGCACAATGCTGGTGAGTTCGACGGTGCGGCCCGGCTTCACCGGCCACGCCACGGTGCCAGCGAGGCGCATGACGCGCGCCGGATTCGTGACGCTGGTGTCTGCATCCATCGCCGCCGACATGACCTTGAGCAGTTCGGGCCATTGCGCGGTGTCGGTGACAGGCTCGTCGAGCCGCCACCACAGTTGCGCGCGGGTGTGCGGCTCGCGCCCGGTGACGACAACGAGCGTTGGCTTGTTGTCGCCATAGATGTTCTTCGCCGCCGTCGCGGTGCCTGGGTCATCAAGATCGACATAGGCGGCGGTCAGCGCAAAGGCGTCAGCGTCTTTGGTGCGGCCGAACGGTGCCGTATCGGGATGACGCAGCGCCGCACCAATATAGACGTTACACATGGGCGTCGCGTTCAATCGCGCCGCTTCTGCGACAAGCGCCGGTAGATTGTTGGTGTTGAAAAGCTGGGCGTGACGGAGGCGATAGCGGCCGGCGTCGTCCGGTGTCGTATCGGTCCATGCCAGTTCGACAAGGCCAGCCGGCGCACCGCCGAACAGGTGTTCGACGTGCTGCGTCATTGCCTCGATGTCCGGTTGGAACATCGGCGTTACGGTCGCTGTAGCTGTTTGCCCCACGTCGTCCACTATCCGGCTATCTGTTCCTTGCCTCTACTCGTTACGCGGTGATCTGGTAGAGTGACCGGGCCGCAGCGGGTCCGGTCACGTTGTCGGAGCGAAGTTGGGGGCTAACCAAAATCGCCTGCGTCAGCCAACTGGGCTTGCTGCGGTGCCTGTGCAGGCTGCGACGACGGGGCCGAAACCTGAGTCGATCCGGTCGCCGGCGCCGATTGGCTGGGCTGGGTCTGCGGCGCGGTGCAGGCCAGCGGCTGCGGTCGATCGATCCAGTTCACGATTGCGAAGTTGGGCTTGTAGTTCGTGGACTGGCCCGACTTCACCGGTGACACACCGGCGATCTTCACGACGGGCAGCTTGCCAGCCTTGCTTTCAGCCGCACCGGTGAAGGCATCGTGCAGCGCGTCCATGGCCTCGATAACGCAACCCGCAGCCGAGCCCAGCACGCGCAACCCGCCGCCTCCGCTATTCTTGTCGAGCAAAAGATCGACTTCGAAACCCTGCTTGAATGCCGGCTTGCCGTCCGTGTTCTTGTCCTCGGGGCGCGGCGGGATGGCTTCCTGGCCGAGCACGACGAGGCGGCGGATCGGACCTTGCGAGGTGTAGTTGATCCAGCCGACGCGAATATTCGCGAGGTCCATCACCATTTGCGCGGTGTTGGTGATCTCGTGCGATTCCGACGAGAACGTGCCGTCGCTGTGCTGGACACGATCCATCCGAAACAGACGGCCGGCCTTTGCATCGTATTTCACATACGGCTTGATATCGCCGCCGCTTCCACCAGTAGACAAACCGAGAGCCATGTGGCTTCTCCTTCTTCAACAAAAGCTGCGATCAGGCCCGCAGCGTTGCCAATCCCTTTCGGGAATTTCAGATGCCCCAATGCTCGAAAGCCAACTGTCGGTTCGGGCCGCCCCAGTAGAAGCTCTCAAGATCGGGAACGATGATCGATTTGAAGAACTGCGGATCGTCGGACAGCGACAGCATCTTCTCGACGCGCAACGCGATCTGATGCAGCGCGTGGCGATGCTCGCGGATATTCTCGACGCGGTAGGTCGCAATCTTCTTCGGCGTGCAGTAGGTAAGCCGGCCGTCCATGTTGTCGGTTGAGGCGTAGAGCGCGACTTGGCGCGCGTGCGGCACCTTGTTCTGCGACGGCAGCTTTTCGGTTGTTTTCAGATCCACGATGATGCCGTGGTCCGCCCATTCGTAATCGAAGTAGCCGACAATCGGCAGCGCCAACCCTTCCGGCTTCCACTCGACCAAGCCTTGGGTGCGGCTGGGGACGCCGTAGGGGCGCAATTCCTTGAGCGCGTGTTCCACCATGGCCGGGATGGTTTCGCGGTAGTCCTGACGGCGCGCGTCGCCGGACAGCGCCGAAACCGTGTCGTACTTCTTGAAGGCGGCTTCGATGCAATCGGACAGTGGCGCGTCGGGCTTAAGCAGGCCAAGCGTCACGCCTTCCTCGACGCCGGTGCCACGATGCGCCGGTGCGCCGACCTGCTGGCGAATGCCGATGACTTTTTCGAGAATGAACATCGCCGGTGAAGCGCAGAACAAGTTCAGCGACGACGGCGAATGGCGAGTGATAAAGCTCATGCTGCGGTGCTCCACGGAAACAGGACTTCAAGGCCGTACTTGGCGATCAGAGCGGCGTCGGCGCGGTTGTGGTGTTTGATCAAACGGAAGTTCTCGGCGCAGGCGGGAAATAATTGGAGCGCCTTGTTGCGAGCCGCTTCCTTGTCGGTTTTCAGGAGGTTAAAACGCGACTTCCATTTCTTCGGCGTGACGTAATGCAATGGCACGGCGTTAGCGCCGAGCACGCCGAGCGCCTGACCGTATGACTTACCGAACTTGAAGGTTGACGCCACGCCCTGCCCCGGCATCGAGGCGACAAACTCGATCACCGCATAGGATGGCGCGTACTTCTTGATAATGGCGGACAGCAACGGCGCGCAGATATCGCCATCGGCGGTTGGCATATCCTCAATGGCAACTCGGTTCGGATCGTTCTGGAAGATGAAAGCCAGCGCGCCGGACAATCCTGGGTCTATTCCACAAATGCAGCGGTCAGACATTCTCTACCTCCCCCGCCCAAAGCGCCTTCACGCCGTCCGAACACAGCCGACCAAGCTGCGCGGCGCTGATCTCGACACGCTCCAATGCTTGTCCGCGCGCCATGCCGAGTTCTTCGAATGTCAGGTTCAGGATCGGCTTGCCGTCGATGACGGTCAGGTAGGCCAACTTCGCCGTGCGGTCGGTCGTGATCATGCCCGGCGTTCCAATGCTGAGTATCCGACCGGAGGGTCACCGAAGAACGCCGCCGTGAGGCTTCGTGCGGGCGCGCCATAGCGTCGGTCGCGCTCCATCAAGATGCTTGCTTCGACATCGATGTTTTGGCGCGCGCTGGCACTGACGCCGATAATGCCGCTCTTTGCCGCGCGCTTGCTTCTAAGCCTGTTGTTCTCGTAGGCCAGACGGCGAGCTTTCTGCTCCGGCGTCATCTTCATGCGCGCCAGTCGGGTTGTGACCGATTTTGTGGATCGGTTCAGACGTTCGGCAATTTCGGACGGCATCTTGCCTGCCGCCTTCAAGGCAAGCAGTGTTTCAATTTCGCCGGCAGTCCAGTTATTGACGCTCATCACTTACTCCTTACTCTCGCCAACCAAAGCCCGAGCCGCGCGGACCACATCGCAATCAGACCCGGCAATGGCTTCCGTTCGTTCGATGTCGAGCTTGAGCTTGGCAAACTGGCGCTGCCGCTCGTTGTCGTAGGCGGCTTTGATAAGTGCGTAGGCTCCGGCGCTGATTTTCTTGACTGATGCGAGTCGGTAGCGAAGTTGCCAGAGCGTCCAGTAGTTGATGCCATAGTCTCTCTCGATTGATCGAAGTGCGTTGTCGGCATCGCCGGGACCACGTGCTCTCATGCGCGTTAACTCTCGCGACCAGAGCGCAGCATCTTCAACGAACGCGGTTTCACTCATTTGCGTAACTCTCAAAAACTTCTTGAGCACCTTCAACTCTCCTTCGTTCATGCTGCTCGACATGACGAAGGTACGAACTAACGACAACTCGACTTGGCAGCCGCTCAGTTTGGCGACGCGGCGACTGCTACAGAGATACGAAGATCAGAACGAAAGCGGCGAAGGCGATACCAAGGCCCGTCGCACAGATCAGGAGAACACCCGCGACAACGGCAGCGATATCGATCAGCGCCGAGCAGCAACGGGATAGGAATGATGGATTGCGCGAAGCCCCCTCGCGCATGTCGAGACGCGAGCGGTCGGGCGTTGCCCCGTAGGCCGCTCGCGTGCTCTCGTTGGTGAATTGGATCAGCATGACGCGCCCCGCTGCAAAATCACTTCGTCCGCAAGCTGGCGGACCCAAGCCATCAGATCGACGCGGCTGATATCGACCGGCGCGCAATCATCGAGCGGCGGCAGCAGATCGGAAGACGGACACGATGGAACGGCGTGCCATTCGTCGGGACGTTCACCGAGCCCGGCGAACGGATTGGCGAGGCAGGAATAAAAAACGCCAGCGCTGGCCGGCGAGTTGGCGCGTGGTGTTGGGACTGAGTTTTCACGCGCAAGGGAGAGAATGGAGGTCATCACATCGTCCCTTTGATCGGAGTGAACGACGTGCGGAAGCCGAGATCATGAAGCGCGTCAAAGAACGCCTGCTCACGATGCTTTTCAGCAGAAAGGATACCTTGCTGGTTTGTCGCAAGGCGTTTGCGGAACGCGCGATAGATTGCCTTGGCCTTCGGCGTGTCTGTCCGCCGACAGACCTCAATGCACATATCGACGTTCAGACAAGTATCCCCGACTTCATCGAAGTACTTAGCCTTCGGCGTCAGATCGGTGGGCGGCGAAATGTTGGTGAGGCTCATCCCCGCCTCCGTGGCAGCAGCGCCCATGCAAAAGCAAACGGCAGGATGGCAATGCCAATGGTGGAGAGAGCGTCGGCGGTCATGCGGCGCCCCGTTGGTCGGAGGTGGGGGCGAACGCAAATGGGTTGCTTGTGAACCTATTGATTTGAGCGAGTTCATCCGGGTTGAGAATGCGCTGTTCGGAGATGCGCATGATGGCATCGATCTGTTTTGGCGGGTTGTATGGGCTCCCACCAATCTTCTTCATCGCGCCGCGCACTCGATGGAAGATGCTCATCTTTTGGCGGGTCACTTCGCTCCAACCCGCACCGCCGCAACGCCCGTTCGTGATCCGCCCGATGCGCTTATTGAGATTGATTACTTGTTCGATGGGCTCGCCATTCTTCAACCGGCTAATCGCATCGAGCAGATGCCGCCCCGGCATGAACCATTCGCGGTGAGTATGCAGATCAGCAAAGCATTCATGAATATTGCGCTCAAGGCGTTGCCCCCCCGCAATCGTCGTAACAATCTCCAACTCAAATGGAGACCATGTAGACAGCGTGGAAAGACGGCGCTCAGGCATGCAGGAGCACCCAATCTTGATCGGCCCGGTCATCCCGACCGGCTTTATGAAATAGATGTACGGGTTGCTGTTCATGCCGCTCTCCGCGATTTTGACCGGGAGCGCATGAAGTCTCTGATTTGCTTTTCAGTCTCGGGCCAGATGCGGCGCCCATCGCGGAGCCGATCGACAAGCCGACCGTTCTTTACTGCGAGGATGCCAAATCGGTGCGGGCCGATGCCGTTGGCCTGCATGAATTTCTCGATATCGGTGAGGAGATCATTTCGCATGAACCGTCACCTAACACGCTTTAGCGTGCTGGTCAAGACACGCTATAACGTGCTCCGCCCATGCTGATAGCGTGTTACAAGTTCCGCATGAATAAGGATTGGTACTCGCGATTCGTTGAGATGATCGAGAAGGACGGTCGCGATATGAAAGCGATCAGCCAGGCCGCTGGTTGTGGGCCGAACTACGTCCAGCAGATGGTTCGGAACGGCAAGCGGCCGACCGTGGATCGGTTTCTCGCAATCCTAAACGTGCTCGGCAGCGCTTCGGCCATGTACGTGTTGACCGGCCACGAAAGGACGCCAGAAGACGATGAATTTATCCGGGTGGTCGCGAGCCTTGACCCGGAATTGCGGGCTGAGGCTTATCGTTTTTTTCGCGCTTTGAGAGCAAAATCAGGTGGTCAAGAGCCAGCCGCCGGTCCCCGGGGCTAAGGCCTCTCCATTCGTCGAATAGTGCCAGCAGATCGTACACGATTGCGCCCCACGTTCCCTATTCGTTCATGCAATCAGAACGTAGTTAGAAATTCAAGGATCAGAATCCTAAAATTAAAGAAACTCCCAAAATATATGTTTCGAAAATCGTGAAGATGAAATTCAAGTTCGCAAATGGTGCCGCGATTAGAGCGGGCGTGGAGGGGTAATGACAATAGATGTTCGCAAGGCCCCGCGGTTTGTGGCGGTTAGCGGCAGCACCGCAAACACTGAGCGCAACTCCGTTGACATCCTCTTTACCGGTGAGGACGGCCAAGCCTACGCTATCGAGATCGATCCCGCCATTGTTCCGGCCTTAATCGTGGCCATACAGGGTGAAGCCACTGCGCTTCGTGCCAGCCTCCCGGCGTCGGCGGGGCATCGGACGCAGGCGCTTGAGGTAATAGGGATGACATCTTCGATGTCTGCCGATGGCCGATTGGCGTGGAGGATAACTCTACGCGGGGACATACACGTCGATTTGACATTTTTGCCGGAACAGTTCCGCGATCTAGATCAGCAGATGACCGGCATTCGCGAATTACTGGACCGAAGCGTTCAGTAGACATTCGTTCCTTTCGCCTCCCGCCCCGCCCCACAGCGGGGCTTTTTCATGCCCGAGCATAGCCCGGCTGGCATCGCTGCACAAATAAAAACACGCTATAGCGTTTTTCTTGCTTGCGTGACACGCCATAGCGTGCCATAACAATCCCCATCAACCAACGCACCGATGGGGCAAGAGCATGATCAGCCAGCCAGACCTTTTCATTGTCATGGTCGATTACGGCGACGGCGCGCCTCAAGGCATCGTCGATCAGAACGACACATGGTCCGACGCCCTCGGCAAGGTGAAAGAGGCGTGGAGCGCCGGTCACAAGGTCGTGTCGCTCACCCACATTCATGACGGCACGGCGGAAAATCGTCTGCTGGAAGCCTGCGAAGTTCTCAACGTCGAGCCTGCGCGCGACGAAACCGAGCAGCGCATTGTTGATTGGCTGCGCGATCATAACCGCGACGAGCGCAAGCATTGGGTGGCGGCATGACCTCCACCCGCAAACATGCGTTCACGGCGGGGCCGGCATCTGTCACCCGGTCAAAAATTCCGAGTGATGGCGAATACGATTTTGCCATCGGTTGCGGCGACAAGCGCGTTATCGCCGAGGCATTCGGCCGCGCCGCCGACAGAGAGGGCTCCCGGCTTCCTGCCGAGGCCAACGCCAATCTGATCGCGGAAGCCTTCACCGTCGCTCACGAAACCGGCCTGACGCCGCGCCAGCTTGCGGAGCAGCGCGCCGAACTGCTCACCGCATGTAAGAGCGCAGAGGAATGGCTGTCCGGCTGGGCAAGCGCCGAACCCTTCCTGACGACGATCCGCGCCGCCATCGCCAAGGCCACGGGGGCGGATCAATGACCCGCGTTCCCAAGCCCACATTCGACCCGAACTACATCCGGGACATTTCCGAAAAGGTCTATCGCGCCAAGCTCGATGACGCATCTGGCGGCGGTCCCGGCGCATCGGCCCGCATGATCGAGAAGGACGGCGACGAAGGCCAAAAGCTCCGCAATCGCGCCGGTCAATACGACTCGCTGACCCGCTTCTATCTCGACGCATTGGGGTTCAAGCCATGACCGCCCCCGACCACATTGCAGACCGCGCCTTGCTGACGGTGAGCGCATGGCAACGCGAAACACCGCAGCAGATCGCCAACCGCCTGCTCTACCTCGATCAGGCCCGCCGCTGGGAATTGAACGACAACACAACATTGAACGACTGGCAGCGCGACAACGAGATTGTGCGCGGGGAGATGGCGCATGTTTAGGGTTGGGCAGAAGTGCATTTGCGTCGAGTATGAGCGCAAAGATAACGAAGTTGACCACATCCCGGTTGTGGGTCGGGTTTACACCATCGCAGACGCTTGGATTGATTCTGATGGCGACAAGATGGTTGACCTTGTCGAGTTGCCGTTCGGCGGCGACGATCACTTTGACCCCGGTTACATGGCGAAGTGCTTCCGCCCCATCGTCTCCCGCCCTACTTCTATTGCTGTGTTCGAGGAAATTTTGCGTTCCGCCACCCGCACCGACGAGGTGAAGGCACATGGCTGAGAATAGCAAGATCGACACGGGCGGGCCTGCCTTTCCCTTGAACGCAGATACTGCAATCAACCCGGTAACCGACACGCGCGGCGTAGACATTTCGTCCGGCCTCACCAAGCGCGATTACTTCGCTGCGGCGGCGCTGACGGGCATTTGCGCCAACAGCTACACGCCTTGGTCCCCCAATATCGCGGACATTACCGACGAACAGATTACGAAAGCCGCATTCGACCTCGCGGATGCGATGCTCGCCGCCTCTAAGTCGGGAGGCTCCGATGAGTGAAGCAAGCAAGATGCCGGCGCGGACTCCTGGACCGTGGGATTTTTTCAGTCCGCGCAGAAGGTGGATGATTTATCCGAAGTCCGCTCTTAATGATGGCATCGATTATTGTATTGCGGAAGTGCTCAACGATCATGGCGGCGAGCGGCAAGCCAAAGCAAACGCCGCCTTCATCGTCGAAGCCTGCAACCAGTATGACGCGCTGAAACACCGCGCCGATCTCGTCGAGCCTCTGGTAGAGGCGCTGCGCGCCTCTCAAGCCGCTTTGGCGATGATGACGGCACCAAAATCGATCATGGCAACATCCACCGCTCAAGCATACGCCCACGCCTATGCGGCCGAATGCAAGGCTCGTACCGCTCTCCAAGCCTACGAGGCCGCGCAATGACCTCACTCACCTCACTCATTGAGCGCATTGAGGCCGCGACGGAAGGCAGTCGGGAGTTGGATGGCGGTATCTGGAAAGCCATCTGCGAAAAACCGGGCGACGTTTGGGCGAACGACCTTATTGACGGCGATGTTTGGTTGCGTCGCGACCCAATAGACCACGTGGCGTGGGAAGGTCCGCCCGCGTATTCCACCTCTATCGACGCCGTTCGCACGTTGCTGCCGCCGACGACCGAATGCTGGTGGCTCATCGAACAGTTGCGGTCGCCGGATAGTCCGATGGCATCTTTCGGGATACCCGGAATCTTTCGCGCCCGCGTCGGATTCTGGCGGTCCTCGTCGAACTACATCGCGCGGCATGACGATCCCACCCTCGCCCTTCTCGCCGCCATCCTTCGCGCCAGACAGACGGAGGCAACCAATGACGAATCCTGATCGCGAGGAACTGGTGAAGCCGCGCAAGCACTACTTCGTGCCGAGCGATGATGATTTTGATACGTGCGCGCGTTGCGGCAAGAATATCCGCAACGATGAGCATTGCTCGAATACCGAACGGCCGGAAACGGACGCCGAGTACATTGATCGGCTTGAATCCGCCCTCCGCCGTCTCGCCTCATCTGATAGCGGGGTGAAGGACACTTATCTTGTCGGCGGTGCCGACCTCAAGGCGATGTCCGGCGATATCGACAGCAACCGCGTCATCAAACTGCATTTCAATCGGCCTACGACTGACAAAGATCGGGAGTGGCTGCTAGACGCCATCAACCTGAAAATCAGATCGGACCAAGGCACCGCCCCACCCGCAGACGCCGGGATGCGAGAGGCGTTGGAGCGCGCTTTTCTTCTCGCCGCTGACAAAGCCGCGGCGGCCGGCCGAGCCGCCGCGCGGATCAATGTGTTCGGTGCTCTGCGTGAAGCGTATGATGCTTTTGAGACGGACATGCGCCGTCTTGCGCGACAGATCAGCAATGGCGATGAAATCCGCGATACCAACGGCCTGATTTGGCTCACCGCGCCCGGCGCGACGACGAAATCTGACGGCGGATGGAACGAAGCTATTGAAGCATGCATTCAGGCGGTGCGTCAGACAGGAAATTTTGGCGACTACAAGCGCGAAGAACTGACGGCCGACTACGGGCGACCTAAGTTCGACATGATGAATGCGATCATCAACGCCTTAACCGCTCTGCGGTCTGAGGCATTGACGAAATCTGACGGCGGCGGGGAAAGCAGACCCGCACATCCTGGCACTGGGGGACGGGCTCCCTGCATTGAGCAAACAACGCCTGCGACGATGCCAGCGCAAGCCGGAGTAGCGCCCGGTCCGTCAGACCCTTCACCCACCCGCAGCGACGTGACGGTGGAGAGCCTTGCCCGGCTTTATCTACGACAGCGGATTCTTAACCGTGCGCGGCGATGACGATGAAGAAGACCTCGCCCGCGCTCTGCTCGAAACGCACGAGATCAGGAGGAAGTGAGGTGATGCGGGCTCAACCCTACTACGATTTTGAGATTGCGCGCATCTGTCAATGGCTCAAGGAGCACGGATACACGATGCACGTTCGGTTGACTGGTGCTGTCGAACTTCGACGAAAGGACCGCCCATGACCACACCGAAAGAAGCACTGGAACGGGCGCGCGCATACGTCGAGGCTGCTCCGGGCAGCAACGCCGAGAATACGTTGCGGATGATCGACGAAGCCCTCGCCTCCTTCAAAGGCGATGCGGTCGAGAGGGTGGCGCGGTATCTATCATCACTGGATGCGTTCCATTTGTATTATCGAGGTATGGCCGAGCGGACTGACGCCGCAAAATTTCATGCCCGCGCCATCCTCGCCACCGGCCTTGTGCCCGACGAAGCGGCGGTTAGGGCGGACGCAATCGACCCCGCTGACCTGTGGGATCGATACTGCGACGAGACGGATGAAAAATTCCGAACGCCGCAGGGTGCGATGGCGTTTGCTGTTGCCGCCATTCGGTCGGGAGGCGGGGAATGAAGCTGACAGAGGCGCAACGACGCGTATTGGGCGTCATTCACGAGGTCGGCGGACTTCATCGCTATTCCACATCGCTTTGGAATTGGTGCCGCAAGCATCCGGGAGGCTACGTGTCTCGCGTATGCGGCAACGCCACTATCGTCGCGTTGAAACAAAAAGGGTTGGTACAGGATGCCGGGTTCGACAACGTGACCCTCACCCCCGCCGGCCGCGCCGCGCTTGAGCAGGAAGGGAAATAGGGGATGGAATGGGTTCTTATTTTCGCTCTCTATATGGATCGTGGCGGCGGACCTGCGACTGCGCGGTTTGCCGACAAAGCGGCTTGCGAGCAAGCGATCACGGCTGTTCAAACGGCTCACCACACTGAACTCAATAGAAACCACGACAGGGCCTATCGCACATTCGCGATTTGCGTCCCGTACAGGGGCCGCACCAATGAGCGATGACCTGATTGAGCGTCTAAGTGTCGATTTTCGCATGATGCGAACCTACGACGACCCGACAGGGCCGTTCGTGAGATACCAGGATCATGCCCAAGCCCTCACGGAAGCCCGAGCCGAGATCGAGAGGCTGCGGGCCGGTATCAATGGCATTGTGAATTGTCAAGGCCCGATGACACGCGCCCAAGTTCGCGAGGCTTGCGCTGAAATTCTCGGCAACAAGACGGTTGGGCTCGACAACCAGTCCCCGTTTGCGGAAGCAATGTTTGGCTACAAAACCCGCGCCCTCGCCGCCGAATCCGAACTTTCCACCCTCCGCGCCCGTGTCCGGGAAGTCGTGGGGCTCGGACTGGATGTTATTTCAGAGGAACGAGGTTGGGGAACATACCCACGAATGGAAGGTAGCGAAATTTACACTGACGCCGACGTGTTCAGCCGCGCCGCCCGCCAACTGATGGAGGAAGTGAAGTGATGGCCTACGATTATCAAGCCCAGCGCCCAAATTTGTTCACAGAGGAAGGCTCAAAGCTATTCCTGAGCATCTATGAAAAGGCTCGCTCAAGGATCAGGATCAGCGGCGCGGTTAGGATGGCCGAGTTGATGCAGGGCCACTCCGGCAACTCATGGGACATGCTTGCCTGTGCCGATCGACTAGTCGAACTCCGCAAGATCCGTGAAGTGACGGCCGACTGCGCCGGACAAGACCGAGTGTTCGTCGCAGGGAGCGGCTTCGAATGACCCAACTTTCCCCTACTGCGCTGGAAGCGGCGGCGAAGGCAACGTGCGAGTCTATGCACGGCAATTGCAACAATGCCGAATACATCAGCGACTATTACACGCAACACGCCACCGCCGCGATCACGGCCTACCTCGCACAGATGGAGAGGGAAGGGTTCGTGGTGGTGCCGGGAGAAATCACCGAGGCGATGCGATGGGCGACGTGGATTGATCAATCGAAGCATGTCGGGGCCAACGAACAGGAGGCTAGGATTCTGGCTGGCCGCCGAATGATCGATAACCCCGAACAGAAGGCGATGGACGAAAGCGCATATCGCGCCCTGCTCGCAGCAGCGCAGAACGGGGGTGAGTGATGACTTGGGTCAACGCTACCATCCCGACAGCAATGGAAATCCGTGAAGAACAGCGCGCGGATTCCTTGGAAAAGGAACGCGACTTCTGGCTTAAGAAGGCAGAGCAGCTTCAACGGGAACTTGAGAATATTTGGGATCACGCGCGCGAAGCCGGCCGTATCGAATTGCACCATCGCCGCGAAAAGCTGGTGCTAGTCACGGAGTCCACCGATGCAAGTAACTGACGCAATGGTCGATGCCGCGCTTGATGCGCACCACGCCGCCAGCCTCGCCATCTCATCCGACCCATTCGAAGCTATGCGCGCCGCACTCACCGCCGCGCTTGCAGCAATGTGGCGGCCAGTCGAAACTGAATTGCCGAAGATGGATGAGGTCGTTCTCATCATCTATAATGGCGGCTTCAATGGTCGGCCTGTAATCACATTCGGGGCGCGCATAGATTCCGGTGAAGGTTGGCTATGGGGCGTCAAGCGTGGTTACGGTGCAGACGTTCATCTCGATAAAGACGCCGGCTGGAACGAGATAGACGCGGATGACGACTACGAGGTGACGCACTGGCAACCGCTAACAGCGCCCCTCCCCTCTCCCCCAAGGGCGGAGGGGTAGATCATGCCACGCTTAGACGAAATGAATGATCGCCTGTTCGAACAGATGGAGCGGCTAGGTAATGCCACAGCCGCAGAACTCGACGGCGAGATCAAGCGCACCAGGAAACTGACAGCCGAGGCGAAGATGGTCACGCGCGCGGCTTCGCGCAAGCTGCGGGCCGGCAAGGCCTTGGCTAAGACGAGGAAGCGGAGGCGGTGATGGATCAAGTTCTCGGCATACTCAAGATTGCCAGCCTGTGCGGTTCATGTGGCATATTCTTCGCGTTCGGGTTCGCCGCTGTCTGTAAATGGCTGGAATGGAGCCCCGTCAACATCACGATCAAAACTTTCGTGCATCATGTCAACGACCGCGATGGTGAGCGCCCATGAGCAGGGTAGCGGCTACAACCTGGCCGGCTGCGCTCCGTCTGGATCAGGCGGCCGAATACTCTGGCCTATGCGTCGATACATTCAAGAAGAAATGCCCGGTTAAGCCGATCCAGTTCACGGAATCCACACGCGGGAACCGATACCTCCGCGCCAGTCTCGATAATTGGCTGGCATCTTTGGACCCGAACGGCGCAACGTCCCCGAGCAACTACAAATTCGGGGAAAAGCTTCATGGTGGTAAAGGTGCGGATGGACGGCCTTAACATCGTCAGGTCGCGAGGGAAGTTCTACGTCTACATTCGCGGGACGAAGAAGCGCCTATTGGCCGGGTTTGAGGGATCGCGCGCGGACCTGATGCGCCGCCTCGAACAGGACGACATGCGCGATCTTTACCATGCGCTGCGCGTCCGCGACCTGAAGCGGACCTATCCTGATGGCACGTTAGGCGCGCTGATCCAGTGGTTCGAGAATGATTGCCGCCGGTTTGCGAATTTGTCGGAGGCGACGAAGCGCGACTACCGCGCGGCATACCAGTATTTACAGCCTGAATGGGGCGCGCCACTGGAATCAATTACCCAGCCGTCGCTCTACGACGTGCAGGAAAAGGCCGCCAAAGCGAAGTGGCCGCGTTTTGCCGACCAGCTTATTGCCGCCCTCTCCTCCATGTTCACGCAAGCGGTGAAGCGCCACAAGATGGCGATGAACCCGGCCAAGGGTATCGAGAAAGCCTCCAAGGCCGATCCGAACGCCAACCGTGAATGGACGACGGACGAGGTTGCGGCCGCACTTGCAGCCGCGCCGCCCGAGATCAAGACGCCATTGATGCTGGCGCGCTATGCCGGATTCCGAGGTCAGACCATCGCGGCACTGCCGTGGAAAGCGTATCAGGCCGACCCCCGTTTCGGGAAATGCTTCCGGCACATCGCGAAGAAGAACGACGAAGCGTCGTGGATCCCGGCCGCGCCAGAATTGCAAGCCTATCTTGATGGGTTGGATCGCACCGCGCTCAAGATCGCGACCCGAAACAGCGGCCAGCCGTGGGACAGCGAGAAGCAGATGCAATGGACGGTGAGCCACTTCCTGCGAGCCTTGGAGGAATCCGGCAAGATCGGAGCCGGCACAACGCTCCACGGGCTGCGCGTCACCTATGCGGCCGACCTCAAGCGCACTGGCGGGGCGTCTGACGGCGATATTGCCGCCGCGCTGGGCGACCGTTCCGACCGCATGGGGACGCATTACACAAGACACGTGGAAGCAGAGAACAAGGTGATCCGCGCGTTCTCTGGAAAGCGTAAGAAGGATGGATCATGAACCTGTTTTGCAAAACACAACGGACTAGCTGCAAAACATTGATTGACCAAACGGCAAATTATCTAGAGAAAACAACGGAGGCGGGCGTGGCGAAATTGGTAGACGCAACGGACTTAAAATCGCTAGACGGCGCTGATTTTCCAACAATATCGATGCAATCACTCCTCATTCTGACGGCCGAAACCGGCGGGACAAAACGTGATTTGCAAAACATTTTTGGGGCCGTTTCCCCTCGTTCACAGGAGGGGTGGAGATGAGCGAGCTTCGCCTATCCGCACTTTCGGAACTTCGCGAGTTGCAAGAATCCGGTGACACGGAGATTGCTCACGCCGGCGCCGACGAAGTGTTGTGTCGGTTGCTGACCGAACTCGGCTATGCCGACGTCGTCGCTGAATGGGAAAAGGTGGACAAATGGTACGCATGACCACCACCTGGCAGGATATCGGGACGGCGCCGAGGGATGGGACGGCAGTCCGCTTAAAAGGCCGCTGGCCTAACACCGATGGCATTGTCGAGCTAGACGGATTTTACGAGGCGGGAGGATATACCGAAGGCTGGGTTGACGCTGCCAGTTTTAACGTATTCTACCCGACCCACTGGATGCCGCCGCCCTCCAAGGAGGGGGAGTGATGGCCGACGCACTAAAACAGCAGTGGGCTTGTCTGACCTGTAATGCAAAATTCCCGGTTGGCGACGTCGTAGTTCCGGCAGGGCATCTCGCCTGCGACCCATGGCCATGCCCGAAGTGCGGGAGCCCTACGATAACGCCAGCGGACGGTCAGGTCCGTGAGACGTCAGAGTATTTCGGAGAGATCGGGGCGCGGAATTGAGAAAATGCACCCGGCCACGATCCGGGCTAGGATGGAGAGAGATGGAGAGTCAAAATGCTAGGCATTGAAGAATATGCACCAGACCGCCAGCGATATCAGGTTGACGCTGTGGCAGCCTTAATCATGTCGGCTGTCGGGAAGTATATCCAGCGCGATGACCACAAATACGCCACGCGTGATTTGATAGACGCGCTGCATAACGCGGGTATTGACGTCATCACAAAGGATGATCGCGAGAAGGCTGGACTGCCCCCTCGCAATCAAAAAGGATGGACAGATCAGGAATTGGCCATAATGGATGTTAAGCGAACGGAGGCAATGTTACGCCCATTGCCGCCCATCATCCTCGAAAAACGATGACCCACTGGCCCCACGTCACCAACAAGCCCCGCCTAGGCTACGTTGCAGTTGCGACCGGCCTGCGATTTCTGAACATCTCGCATTGGTCAAGGGATAGGCCGCCTACCCGCCGATGAGCAGGCAAGCCCCGCCCACCACCAGCAGCCCCAACGTCCACCAGCCCCTAGCGCCGATCAGCATAAGCCACGCGCCCCATAGGGCGAGGATGGCCCCGAGGGGTTGGGCAAGCGCAAGCGCCGCCGGCACGAGGCTGAGGATCATGGAACCTCAGATGTTGGCCCGCCGAAGGAACACACACGGAACAAAGGTTAACTTGATTTTTGGGTTTTCCGCACAATATGCTCTTGACACGAGAATCAGACAGTTGACAGAAAACGAATCATCATGCCCGAAATCAAAATTCACGTTATGCAGCACAAAAAAACCGGCCTGCTCGCTGCAATGAGCGAGGATTTGAAGGGTTTTATGGTCCACGCTCACACCGAGGAAGAGATGTTCGCCAAGCTCGGCCCGGCCTTCGAGCACTTCATGAAGGCCATCGGCGAACCGATATCCGATGTCTCGGTGCGCCAGGAATCCCCCGAGGGATTTTGGCCGCCTACTTATGTCGCCACCGGGCGTCTCGAAAAGGAAGCCGCGTAAGTGTGTTCTGAGGAGGAATATTGGGCGCGCATTCGCGCTATTCCCCTCATAAAAGAAAAGGATCTCGGAGACGGCGAGGCGGTCCTTTGCAGGACAATCGAAGGTGACCCGGTTCGGGTCACGAAACCCGAGTTTCTCGGCACCTTCGAGAAGCGCGCCGCCGCGATCGAACACTACGAAGCATTTTTCAAGAGGCTTCCAAATTAACCCCCCGCTCCGGCGGGGTTTTTCTTTGCCGCCATCACGGCCACCTAAAAGCTATTGCGTTGGAAACTGAGCGGGTCACCGCCCAATCATCGCCTTGAAGCCCAACCAGACAGCGCCGACGAATCCGCCAACAATCGCCGTCACGATCACCTTGAAGCCGTAGCCTTGGGCTTGCTCAACGGATTTGCGCCACTTGCGAAGGTGGATGAAGTCGGCGCGAAGCTCGACGCGATCTTCCTCCTCGATCCCGAACGAGGTCAGGATCGTAGCGATAGTGCGAAGGACCACTTCGTCAACCTGTTCATTGTGGAGGCGTTTTTGTTCCGCCAGAACTTCGCTGACGATCAGTCTCACGTCGCTGTCTTGCATCGCCCCGTCGCCCCTTATCGTTTGATGATTTTTGCGACGTTCTCGAACGTGCGCTTGCCGAAATAGAACGCAACAATGGTGGTGGCCGTGATGCCAGCCCACGACAGCTCGCCGGTCTTGGTGGTCAGGCCGTCAGTGACGCCAAAGCCGAGCACCTTGTCCCAGATCAGGAGCTTGGCGAAGTAGACCGCCACGGTGTAGCCCATGATCTTGTCGGGCTCCCACCAGTGGCCTAGCGAGGCAATCCGGTATTGAGACTGCACCTCAATCTCGCGTTGCTGTACGGCCAATTCTCGGGCTGCCAGATCGGCCGCGATCTTGTCGGCGTCATTGTCGGCCGCCAGTTTGGCTTTCCAGCCGTCCAGCGCCTTGTTGAGTAGCGGCCCGGTGATCAGCGAGGCCAGCCAAGAGAGGATGGCCGTCACTTCGCCCACCCGAACTTGCGCGCCATCCAGTAATAGCCCTCGCTCGCCAGAGCGCACAGCGCGGCCCCGCCGTAACTGATGGCGGCAACCAGATCAGGATCGTCGAAGATCCCGGTATCGGTTTGGGCGAGGAATCCTCGCGCCGCCAGATAGCCGCCGAGATACCGCAGCCCGATTCTGATAAAAGGCCCCATGGTCATTTCCTCTTGAACAGGCCGAGCACGGCCATGAAAAAAGCCGCCCAGGCGGACGGCTGGTTGTTGGTTTGTGCTGGCCTAGGGCTAGGCGGGCCAGCCGTGGCCGCTGGTGAATCTTTGGGCTTGGTCGGAGCATCGGCCACCGCGCCCCACTCCGCGCCCTGTAGCGCCCTCTGGATTCGCGCCAACTGCGCCTGCCGTTCAGCAAGTCCGTTCGTCCCGCCGTTCCACGCCTTGACGCAGCCGATGAAGTTGCCGGCGTCGGCAAATTTGTTCATGTCTTTCCACGACCAGAACGCCGCCGCGATGTCCGGCTGTAGCGCATGATTGCAAGCAAGATCAGGAGCAGAAACAAGGTCCACGCCAATTCGCTTGCCAATCTCCGCATAGCCGTCCCTGCCGGTGATCTGCGGCCCGCCACGTCCGATGAAGCGAGAGCCGTCCGACGTGCCGGGCCGATTGCCCATCCGGTTGCCGTAGATGTCGTCGAAGGCCATCTTCCGCCAATCCTCATCGGCGCCGTATCTGGCTCGGACAGCAGCAGCATCCTTGAACCGCCCCGGCCACACCTCGGCCATGCGCTGGGCCGTATAGTTGATGTTCTCCGTCAGGTTCTTGATCGTGAACCCGCTCGTCTCGGCGTGCAGATTGGCGAAGCAATAGGCCAGCCGCTGCCGGGTCTGGTTGAGCTCGACCGCAGACAAGACGCCCTGCTTCTCGACAAACGCCGAAATGATCGTATCCGGCGCGTTCGGGAAAACAGCGCGCATCGTTGCCTGCGATAGGCGGACGCCATCGGCCATAGGTTCTCGTCCTCTGAAATTGGAGGTTGGTGGGCTTGGGTTGTGACGAATGGCGGCGGGCTATATGCTAGCTTTAGCGGCAACGGGGGGTAACAGTGAGCGAGAACAAACGAGTCTTAATAGAAATTTCCAAAATTATCGGAGCGATCATCGCGGTACTCGGCCCGGCTATGACGATACTGATGAGCCTCGTTTGGATACTTGGACCATTCGGGCCGGATCGGAGAGTCGTTCATGCCGCCGCGCAACAGCAGTCAGAACGCCCTCGCGATGCCAGCGCCGATTTGGTTTTTAATCGTGACACCGGTGGGCAGCCCTACCCAAAATAAACAATCAGTCAGAGGGCGCCCCGGCGTTGCGGGCCACGACAAAGCCCGTCAAAGCGTAATCCGTGGCATCGCCTGTCAGGTTCTCAGCGTTGACCTCGTGATTAACCTTCACAGCATCCTCTACGCGGTCTGACACGATTACGAAACCCGCCTCCCGCAATAGGTCAAGGTGGTGCTTGTGCCTTAGCCGGTTCTGATAGTGATTCCGGTGATTAAAACGGGACCACTCTTTTTCGGAGAACTTCAGGTAATTAAGTTCGCCAATTGACTTATCCGTATGCCAGTAGTGGTCGCTGTAATCGATTTTTGCCGACACCAAGCCGTCCGGCTTTAGGATTCGCGAGCACTCCCGCCAGATTTTCTGAATAACCTCGCGCGGAATGTGCTCTAGGGTGTTTGTTGAAATGCAGAGATCGAACGACGCGCCACGGAACTGTGTTGAGCACATATCGAGCGGTGCAATGAACTCGATCCGATATTTCGATTTCAGGTCGGCGCGATCTGAAACCGGACCCTTCATCGGAATGCCTTTGGCATCCAGATTGCCGATGGCTTTATTTACAAGGTCGATATCAAGCATGTCGAAAAGATCAACGGCGACCTGATCGATGCCTTCTTGGGACAGGAAAAGGTTTTGCACCAGATCCTTCCCTGCCCCGAACTCCAGAACCCGTTTCGCGCCACTATCGCGGATGACATGCTGATGGAACAACCAATTCGGGCTGATGGTCAGGCCACGCGACGCCGCCCGCCGCGTGATGTATTTCTGTGCGAAATACAGGGGTTCCTCGCCAACAATGTCGATGATCGAAAAAGCTGAACTTTTAAGCCGCCACGGGATATTCAACGCCGCCTCCAAAAATGAAGGCGGAATTTGCCACGCCAACAGCACTAGTTCAACCGGTCACTTCACCCCCCAGTCCACCGTGAAGGCCACCCCCGAGGTGAAGTTGCTCCCTGACGCCGTCGCAATCATCGGCCGGATATAGGACAATCCCTTATCCCAAATGAGCGTTACGACGTTCGGGCCAAGGTTGTTTGTGGTAATCATGGCCCACGCTTTAACGGGATATCCTGTCGGGTAGGCGTGGGGCAAAGTGATGATCGAATTAATGCTCGCGACCGCCGTCGAAGTATCGCTCCAAGTTCCTGCGTAGGGAGGCATTTCCATTTGCGTCGCAACATACCCGCCATCCCAGCGAGCCCACGGTTGCGAAGGAACAAAATTTTTGATGTTGCGCTGGATCGCAAATTGAGGCGTCGTATGGGCGGCCGACTTGAGGACACGCACGAACCCATCAGTGTTGCAAGACTGGAAATCAACGCGCACGCCGTCAATGGCATAGGAGAGCGGCGCGGCGGTGGAAAGCGTCTCGAAGTACATCGGGCGCGTCTCGGCTGATGCAAAGATCGAGCCGCCCTGAATATTGAGAAACACTTCCTCGCTGGCAGACGCTTCCACGCGGAAAAATACCGCTGCTCGCGGCGCAGCCTCACCGCCTCCATTTTTTTGAGAACTGGCGTTACAGTTGATGATGTTCATCCACCCGCCAACCACATCTGAGCCGTAATAGAGTACTGAATTTGTTCCGCGATGGACCGTGACGTCATTGCTATCAAGCGTGAAATTCAGGCCGCCGAGACAGGCTCCACCATCGATCTTGCAATTCCGATAGAAGCACTCTTGGCTGTTGCCATGTACGCCAGCGGCTGGCGATGTACCGGAATTGACAATCTCGCAACCGTCATATCCGCTGCGATAGCTTTGCGTCCCGCCCGGAGTGTCATACCCGCTGATATCGCCGCCGCACCAGATGCCGCGCCCGACGCCGCCCGTAATGACCACATCGGAACAACTCGTAAGTAACAGCGGATAATGCGTTGTATCAGCCGCCCCATCCATCTGAGAGGCACAGCGCATCCGAGGCGGGCGCATGTTCATGCACTGGTCAAATTCAATACCGGATGAATCAGTGCCGAATACCTCGATGTCATCCACTTCCGCGCTCGCCGCGCGAAAAACCTTGACCACACCCCATGACGAAAGCGCGGGGTCGACGCCACTGGCATCGACCGAGAATCCCCCAAACTTACCTTCCCACTTGTGGACCTTGTAGGCTTTTACAGTCGAACTGTAGACATACGTGTCCAAAGCTCCCTTATCCGTGTAAACCTTGAGGCCATCTACACCCATAATGAAGCATCTATCGCCCCGGCGATAATATGGACGGTAAGCCGAGAACGAATAGTCGGCAGAGTCGTAGCGGCACATCTCATCGCCAACTTTCAGCCCATGGGCTGAAGTAAACGCCATCTCAGTTTCATTTTTGCCAACCGCAGAGAACGCCGGCAGTTCAGTCATCGAGCCGCTGTTTCCGTCCTGCGTCGCAAGCGACCAATACCCGACACCATCGCCGCCCAAGTTCGCGAAATCAGCAAGGGTCGTGAACGTCGGGACGATGATTGTTTTACCGGCGCCTAGGCCAACCAACTCGACATTCGCAGGCTTGATGAGCCCCTTCGGCAGCGACATCGAACCGACTTTGTTGATCTCTACCGTACCACCGCCGCGCGCCGCGCACGCTGCCATGGCCTTTGCGATGTCGTCGCCGTACTCGCTCGTTTTGAACAAATCCCCGAACTTGCGAACCCGCTGCCACGCGCCGCTTGCGCCGGTTGTGTCAGCCGTAGGCGGGACATAATCGCCCTGCCCTGTGTCGGCCGTGACTTGCGTGGAGAGGTCAGACAGGTTGCGAACAAATACACCCTCACGCCCGCTTTCTCGTAGATAAGCCGTCGTAAACTTCGACATGTCCAGACCGGCCAGCGTGGTCCGGTTGGCAATCGGGTAGCCGTCGAAGGCGTTGGAATCGATGGCGCCGGGGTCGTAGCTCGATTTGAGCATGTCGCCGCCACCCGGAAGCCCGGTCAGTTGAGAACCGTCGATGGCCGGGAGTTTCCCGCTGCCGTCCAAGGCAACGATCTGATTGGCAGCAGTGCCGATGTTCAACGCGCTGTTCGGGATATGGGTGAGAGTGTTGTCGCTACCTGAGATCGTCTTGCCGGTCAGCGTCTGCGTGTCGCTGGTGCCGACAACAACACCGGCCGGCGCAGCCTTGCTCGAAAAATCATCCAGATTGCTGGAATGCGCCTGTACGTCCGTCCCGATGACAGAACCGAGAGCAGATCGGGCCACGCCTGCATCAGCCGATGCGACGAGCGTTCGTGCGAAGCTGGTAAAATCTGCCAGCGCATAGGACGCGCTACCATTCCAGTAGCCGACCTTATCGGCATCAGTCGGCGTTTGGGCGATGGCCTGAATGTTGGCGTTCGAATTGGTCGCAGCGGACAGCGACGTAACACCCATGGCACCCGTTAGCGGGTCCATGAACGCGATGAGCGCCGCAGATTGGACCTCGCTGGACGGCGCGAGTTCGTTGTAATTCAGCTTGAAGGTGTAAGTGCCACCAGACCGAGCAACCTCAACACCAGCGGTCGCCTGAACATTGGCCGGAAATTTGACAACGTGGCGCATCGCAATCGTCATCGGACAACTCCGTCAAGCACGGCGAGCGTGCCAATGAATTCCTGGGTGATGATGTCGTTTCGGGTGATCGTGCATCCGACGCTGTACGTGCCGGAGCAGAGCCGATTTAGCTGGTCGCGCGTGAATGACGCCGTGAACTTCCCCGTATCGACCAGCGTGATTGTCGCTTGAATGCGGCAACCGGATTCGCGAAGCTCGAACACAATGGTCGCGGCGGACAAATCAATCTGGTCGCCGGTTTCGTCATCGAAAATTTCGAACACCTCGGACCAGTCCGCGCGGTTCGACGCGGCAGGCAGTGAGCCGGTGAACATGGTCACAATTTCCTATAGAAGGTGCCGAGCACGGTCAGTTGCATGTTGTTGTGAGCCGAGTTCGTGATCCCCGCGCCCTTGTCGGTCGTGAAGTAGTGCCGGTGATCGATGTTGGCCGGATTGATCGTCGCGCCGGAAGGATCGTTGGACGTGAAACTGCCGCCGCCCGTCGTCGCGCCGCCGTTGTTCGCCGCCGCATTCGACGAGTGGGCGTGCTCTTGATTGCTGTCCATGAAGTCGGTGCGACCGCTATGCGTATGCTCAGCAAGTTGCGCGGCGGTCAGGACATGCGTGGATGCGCCGATACAGCTTCCCGCCGTGACGGCATCGCCACTGATGATCGGGACGCCGGACGGCAAAGTCAGCGCCGTGTTACCCATACCGGCCAGACCACCGGGGACATACAGGCGTTTATCCGGCATCTGGATCGTCTTGTTCGCGCCCCAGTCTGCCGACGATGAAGCACCGCGACCGCCTGCCACTGGGCAAGTCGTGTCCGGGAATTTCTGCCAGAGGTATCCGAACAGCGCCTCACAGTCCGAAGCCGCACGTTCCGTTGCCCCCGACGTTGCGGAACCTATTGTGCGGCCGTTGTCGCGAACCCAGCCGTCACGCGTGCCGCTCGCGTCCTGCCACAGCACGTCGCCAACTTGGAAAATGGTGGTTGCGTCTACGGTCCCGCCGCCGCCGCCGCCGCCAGACGATGGACCGACCACCTGAACGCCATCGGCCGTGAGTTGGACAACGCCGTCTTTATCGACCAAACGAACCTTGATCGTGCCATCAGCAAGGAAGAACTGCGGAAGCCGGCCGGCAGCGTCCAACTGGATGGGATTCGGCAGCGCAATCGTCAGGTCGCTATCCTGATAAGCATTCTGCGGAGTGCTGGTCGTCCCGGCCTGGATCAGGTAGAATAGCCCCCCTGAGAGCGGCTTTCCGTACCTGTCAAATTGCTGGGAGAGACTGAAAGGGATGGTGCCTGCCATTGATGCCCCAAAGAAAAAGCCGCCTCTGAGGGCGGCTGTTATTGCGTGGCTGGTGATCTGCTGGATGCTGGTCGATTACCCTTACGGGCTATGGCTGTTCGTCCTGAGCGCGGCCCTGTACGGGGCCTTGCAGCGCTTTCAGAAATTCAGTGGTGGACACATTGACGCCCGCCGTGTTGGCGAGATTGCGTGACGCCATTTCGAACGTGGCAAGACGCTGCGCTGATGGGGCCATGCGGAGCGCTGAATAAGCGCGGGTCCATTTAGCCGCGCTCGCGGCACCGGCTGGGGATGCCAGCACTCGCGCTACAGCGCCGCCGCCAAGAACCGCTGTCAGCGTCGAGAGGGGCGCCGCCATGGCACCGGCCCCCATCGCCATGATGTTCGTATTCTGCGCCGTCCCCGATGGATTACCGAACCGGCTGCCGACTTGTTTCATGCGCTGCGAGATCGTCATGATATCGTCGAGCGCCTGCCGGTGAGCGCCAGCGTTCCCGAACAGCAGTGCCTTGGCCTGCGGCGTGTAGGTTTGCCATTGCGAGGCGAACACGTCTGGCGAGAACTGTCCGGTACGCGGCGATATTCCGACTTGCCGGATGATCGCGCCAGCGAGGTCGCCTCGATCCTGCTGCGGGATGGCCCTCAATAGCCGCGCCAAGGTCTGCACGTCGCCACGGCTGCCAGACTTTGCATAGGCATTGATGGCAGAGAACAGCGCTTCATCGGTTCGACCATTGCGGCCGAGAACCGTGTTCGCCAGTTCCTGCATTGGCCCGATCCCGGCCTCGGTCGTGGTCGGCTTGGTGATCCGCCCGACCTCGGCCAGATGCTCGCGCCCGGCCTGTGTGCGGCGGATCGTATCAGCATAGGCCGACATGATGCCGCGCTGTTCCGGCGTGAACAGCCGATTTGCAACGTCCCGCCCCGAGCCGTTCAGAAACTCGTTGATGTCGTTTGCGACCTTCGCCCCGGCCTTGGCATCAACGCCGCCAGTCGATTGCGAGAGCCTGTTCCAGATGCCGCCCCGGATGGCCTGCATGGCTTGCGGATCGTTGCCGGTCGCGTCCGCAATACGCGTGAGCAGGCGAGACGATACGCCCTTGCTGCCGACCTTGCTTGCACCGATCAGCCAGTTTGAAACTTCCTGCGGCGTCACATCGCCGGTTGCAATCCGGTTGATAACCCGGTCTGCATCATCGCGTGCATTGAACCCAAAGTGGGCCCGCCATTCAGTGTTGGCTGCACGTGCCTCCCGAAAGGCGTTCAGGGCTTCTTCGCTGCCAGAAAACAGCGCGTTGTCGAATGAATCGTTCAGCCAGTTGTCGAACTCGCGAATGATGGACCGCGCGGCTGATCGATCGGCATCATTGGTGGCAGCACGGGAAATTCCATTGAGGCGCTTCCGTACCTGTTCCACGCCCTGCATCGACACGGCAACGCGTTCGGCAGGCTCACCGGCCACCGATGGCACCCGCGCTCCCACGGCTCGGTTTTCAATGTTCATGCCGGAGAACCGTTGCAGTTCATCCAGCATTCGAGCCGACGCCGGAGTCAGAACCCCATCGATCACTCGTCCGTCATTTTCGAGCGCCTGAGCAACCCGCGCCCGAACACCGCCAACGGCATCCGCACTGATCGAACCGTCGCTTCGCCCGGCCACATCGTACAGACGTTCTTTATTGGCCCTTGCGGCCTGTTCTCCGGCCCGCAGGCGCGCTGTAATCGCCTGCCCCATGTCCTGCGGCGATATATCGCCAACCGCACCACTGGCCCGCTGTAGGGCTTGCACATCGGCAGCATCGAGCGCCTGAACGCCGGACGTTTGCGCCCGCTCGTGAGCCGCCAGGAGCGCGTCATCGGTGCGCCGAGCGGCGTCCGTAGCAGCCCGCGTTTCCTGCTGCGCCGCATCGCCCAACGTGTTGCCGATCCGGTGCGCTACGTTCGGACCGCTGCCCTGCCCGAACTCGCCCGCAACCCGCTGAACCGCACTTCCAAGATCATCGGAGAGTTGCTGCGTGGCGCGCGGGATGGCATCGCCCGCAATCGGGACATTGCGGATACCCTGCCCGATGCGCTGAACGGCCGTGCTATCGCTTGCAATGGCGCGGGGAACGCCAACGCCAATGCGCTGGCCGGCCTCAACCACGGCATGCCCCGGCGCGCTTTCTGCGGCGACAACAGCCGGTCCAAATGCGCGCGTGACCGGCGATCCGGTCGCAAGTCCCGTCCCCAGCAACCTCCCCGCCGCCGATAGCATCCCCTCGTTGGTATCGTCGGTGCGTCCATAGACCTTGAGCCGACCATCTGCCGGGTCGCGCAAGATCACATGCTTGTTGCTGTCGGTGATTTGCAGTTTGCCGGTCGCCGGATCGACGAAATAGGCGTTGCCGTCGTCGCCTTCCTGCACGTCAGATGAGATCAGGTTCTTCGACTGCGCCGCGATGTTCGGGGTGGTGCGCTGGCCGGCCGCTGCGCCTTGATTCTGGAAGTCCGTCAGGATTTGCGCGAAGTTGTCGCGCGCCGCCGGCGGCTCATTTCCCTTCGGTGCTGCGCCGACCGTAATATGCGTTGCGCCTTGCGGGATCGGCGCCCGCTGCACGGCAGGCGCGGCCGGTTGAACAGGCGCATCGAACTGATCGAAGAAATTCCCGCCAGATGGTGCCGCGCTCTGTGCCGGCGCGCTGTCAAACTGGTCGAAGAAATTTGCCATTACCGAGCACCCAGCGCGCTATCAGCTGCACCCGCGCCATACTTGGCATCGAACTGCGCCTTGAGGCCTGGATTGCCGCGCAACGCTTGGATAGCGGCAGGCGGCGGCGCGGCATTTTGCGGTTGGCCCACCAACTTCACGTTGGCTTTTTCAAGCGCGAGGATTGATTGCGGCGGCAATCCGAGTTGAATGGCCTGCACCGCGCGATTACGCGATGCCTTCTTTTGCGCGAGAACCGCCGAGCTATCACCGGGCTGCGGCAGATACACCGTGCCATATTCGGCTGTTTCTTCCTTGGTGATCGCCGCGCCGGTATCCTTGCGAAGGATAGCCTGCAAGAACTCTTTGCCTGCCTGCTCTGCCCTCTGATAGCCGGACGACTTGAGGTAATTGCCGACGCCGCCCATGTGAGCCGCCGCGTATTCCGGCAGGCTCGCCAACTTATCGCCTAGCTTATCCACGATAGGCAGCGCGCCGGTTGCGCGGGTGACAAACACCATATCCTTGGCTTGACCCTCGGTCAGCTTGCCATGACCGACCGGGCCCTGCGTCACGGAGACCGTGCCATCCGGGTTCGTTGTGATCTGCATACCAGACGGCGCTTTCACGCCGCCGATGCGGTCATACTGCTTCGTCTGGCTATTGTACGTCGCCTTGTAAGGCTGCCCTGTCTTTTCGTCGTAAAGCTCGACGACCTTCGGCCCTTTGTCGTCGCTCGCCTTGAGCACCACGGACCTTTGGCCGGTCGTCTGGTTGACGCTCCAAATATTGCCGTCCGCATCAGTCTCTTGCGTGAATTTCTGGCCGGTCATCTTGGCCTTGAGCAATTCAATGGCAAGCGGCCGGGTAGCCGGGTTAGCCGCAAGCGCCGCAATCTGCTCGCGCGTCGGTCCTGTGTCCGAAATGACGCCGACCGCAGGACTGCCACCACCGGCGCCACCCGCCAGTTCGACATGCGGCGGATCATTCGCAACCGGCTGCGCCAAACCGTACTGCGGCAGCAATGCGCGCTGATCGGCATTCATCCCGCCAATATCGACCGCCAACCCGCGCTCATGTCGCGACGTACCCGGCGCTGCGACGGGATTCGGATTGTTTGCCCGATCCGCATAGAGACGCGCCTGATCGGCAGTTGAGCGAACACCGGACGAAAGATAGGTGCCAGGATTGTCTTGGATGAAGTCCTGCGACAAGTCGGCAAGCCGCATGTTCATCCCGGCCTGACCGGGGAATGCATTGGCGTCGTTCGGGATAGTCGGGCCCGATACCACAGGAGCCGAAGTCTGTCCCCCGCCGCCAAATGCACGGGTAATCGCATCGGCCGCCGCCGCGCTCTCCTGTTGCTTCTGCCCGAGTTGCAGCAGTGAGACTGCCGACCCCATGTCGCCCAAGCCAGCCAGCCGCCCCGCTGCCTGCTTGTAATCAATGGTTCCGTTCGCGAGCCCCTTACCAAGATCGGCCAAGCTCTGCTGCTTCTGACCGGCATTGATCGTCTGTGTCAGCCGCGCGAGGTCGCCCGTGATATCGAGCGCGGGGCCGTAGTTCGGAATCGCGAGGGGGTTGATCGCCATCAGAACAGTTTCCCAAGACCACTGAGCAGCGAACCGCCAACCGTCCCGCCGCCACCAGTGCCAAGCCCGAGCAGCGACGTGCCGAGCCCGAGCAAGTTCTTTGCGCCGGCGCTTTCGCCTTGAGCTTGCAGATTGTTCGCGCTGGCGAGGCCCGTTGTCGTGCTGCCGAGAATATTTGTCTTGTCGGCTGCGTTCTGCGTGGCGAGCGCACCAAGCCCGCCGTAGACGCCAGCCTGTCCCGTTGCCGCGCCAGACGTGGCCGCAAGTTCGGGGCTGATGAACTGGCCGAGCGACGAAAGCCAGTTGTTATATTGCTGGTTCTGTAGGTTCTGGCCGAACGTCTGCGCGTCCTGATCCGCGTTGCCGCTCGCCAGCATACCAGACGCCGCGCGCCGCCGGTTGATCGCGTCGAGGCCGGCAGTCAAGCCAGACTGATAACCTGGGTTATTCGTGAACGCGGCATTTGCCGCAGCATTGCCCGACGCGCCGTTCACGCCGAGCGCATTGAGCAGCATCGAACTTGCGCCGCCGTATTTCCCGGCAAGATCACTCAGCGGGGTGTAAGCACCCAACGCGTTGCCGAGATCGCCGCGCGCCGTGTCGTAGCCCTGATTGACGTAATTCGTGCCGGTCGTGCGATATTCGTTGTAGAGAGCGCGGTTTTTATCGGCGGCTTCTTTTTCAGCGCCGCCACCGAACAACGTGCTTAGAAACGATGCCATTTATGCGGCCCTCGCAAATTCACCGTGAAGTCCAAGCCGCAGCAATTCCATTGCAGCGACAGCATCGCTGAATTCAAAAAACAAACCGCCGTAGTGAATGCGTCCGTCACGCTTAACCGAAACCATCCACTTTTTTGCCTTTTTGTGCCAAGATACGCCCTTAGCTCCAGACGTGTTTTGTCTGCTAACGGGCGAGTTCATCATATTTTTGCTATTGTCAGCCTCGCGAAGATTGGACCACGCGTTATTTGATCTGTTTGTATCTATGTGATCGATGTGGGTCGGGGGTTCCGATCCTGTCATCAGTTTCCAAATAACCCGATGAGCTGCGTAGAGTGTTCCGCCTATTCTCACGACAATATACCCGCGATGCGTGGCGATGCCGGCCACCATATTAGCGTTGACGCCTAACCGGCGATCCCGCCAACATAGAATCCCTCGTTCCGCGTCATAGCGCAGTAACTCATGCAGTTTCTCACACGAAGGGAGCGGAGTGCGCTTCACCATATTAATTACTACCCGGTTCGAATTTCTTGGAGGTCGAGTTCCAGATTAGCACCTGACCATTGGTCAGCGTGTCTGGATCAATTTCAGAGAACACGTCAGCGAGAATGGCGAGACGCGGAGATAGCGCGTCATACGCGTTGACGATCTTCGCCATGGCTTGCAGTTTTTCGTACCAGATCGGATCAACGCCGGCCCCAGCGTCAACCGTTGTGGTCTGGCCCGGCAGCGTGACTTTCATCGCATCCCAACCAAATCCGCTAACGTCACAGGACGGCGCTCATCAAACACAAT